GGCTACGTTTCGCTGGCAGTTAGCTAGGGCATCTGGAGTTGTCAATCAGAGAAGAGATCAGGGGCGAAACGATAATGACCTTGATCTTATAGGCATCAAGGCAGAGCTTAGTGTGGCAAAGGTATTCGACATAGACCACAATCCTTTCCAGCTTGGCGTTGATAGTGGTGAGGATATGTGGCTTGGTGATATATCTATAGACGTTAAGTCTACATTCTATCCAGATGGTCGCCTCCTCTTCAAAGACATTAATGCCTTCAAGGCAAGCTGCGCAGTCCTTGTGTGCCAAGAGGATGAAGATACTTACAATGTATCAGGGTACTGTTCTAGGGACAGGTTCAAGAAAGACAGCAGGCAAATGGACTTAGGCCACGGAATGGGATCAGTTATGGATCAGATTGATCTAAGCCCACTAGAGAAGCTGTGGTCTTACTCTACTCAGAGAAGGCTGCAAAAGTTCAACTGAACTTTATTAAAACCCTGCTAAAATCTTGTTGGCACTTCCAATAAGAAACTGTTTGCGCTCGTCGAGCCTGTCAAGAATAAGTTTCTTTTGATCGTCTGGCATTCTCATATTGCCCCTTACAGAGTTCATCTGACCACTTACTTTCCTTAAAGCGTTATCAATAGCCCTTATCCTTGGTAGGTATTTAATTTCTTCTGAGTATCTCTGTCTGGCTTTTTGTAACCGCTCAGTATCTCCAGATGATAGAGCGCCTTTAATCTCATCACCTGCGACAAGAACCTTGTCTCTCTTCTCAATGTAATTGCCATAGTCTTCACGACTAGAAACGCTTCCTATTATCTTTCTGACAAACGGAATCTCTCGGAAAATCTCTTCATCGAGTCCTTCTTCATAGACTCGAACTGGCAGCTCGGCAGTACGCTGGACAAACCTACCAACACCACCTGTTGCATACTCAAGCCAGAAGTTCATCACATCTGGTGATACATCTACGAAGCCCTTCGTGTCAGGTGTGCCACCAGTAAGATTGTTCAACATGTTTGCTACCCATATTGCAGATGGGTTTGTTGTTGACCAATACCTTTGACTGTCTGGACCTCGGTCATTGAAAGCAGCCTCTTTGTAGACAGGCTTCTTCGCGTAATCTTCGTTCTCTATAACATCAATGAATGGGTCTAGGACTGTAGGAGCCGCAAAGTTAGTGAAGCTCTCTGTGCCACCAATCGGATTGATTACATCTACAATAGTCCCCACGATAGAGGAGGTAGCTTTCCCAGCGGAGGTGCCGCCACGAGCAGCTTGGCTAGTGGCGCGTCCTATGTTGTGAGCCATGTTTAAGCCATACGGCATAGGTATCGATATGAATGATCTCTCCGTGAAGCCAAACGGATCAGGTAGGATCAAGTTGTGTTCAAGAATGTGTGGCTTTATGTTGTCGTAAACAAGGCTACCATCTTCATCTTCGTCAGACAACATAGCATTCAACTGATCTTGCAGGAAACCTGCTGCTATAGTTCCCGCCCAAATCTTCTGAACCTTCTTTGACTTCAACGCTGCATTCAAAAGTGCAAATGAACCTTGTAGAGACGCATTGTAGAACAGGTAAAATGCGTTCATGAACGTCTTGTATTCACCGCCCTTGGCAAAGTTCACTGTAACATTACGGGCCGCTTGCGCTGCGCGTTCTCTGGAGAAGCCACGATCCAGCATAGCCTTGTAAGTAGAAACACGAATGCCGTTCTCAATGACTGTGTTGTAGCTCTCAATAGTGCTTAGTAACGATCCAGCCTTCTTGCCTATAAAGCTATTCTTTACAGAGTTCCATTTACCCCTGACTCCCTGATCAGATATATCACCAAGTAACCCTTGGATATTCTCCATTTGATCTGCGATTGTAGTCATCTGGTTCGTAGCGTTTTGACCACCAGCCTCAACAAAATCTTTGTAGTACTTTGACCAGTCGGAAGAGTCATCATTGTTTATGATTGAACGCTTTATTCCTTTGAGCGCCCCAGCAACACCCTTCATAATCTCAGTAGTCATTGCCTTCTCATCATACTGGTTGATGTTCACACCAGCGGTTTGAAGGTCTCGCAATAAGTTGGTCACAAAGAACTCAGGGTTGTATGATGTATTAATGCTGGACAAGTATCTGTTGACCTTGCCCATAGCACGAACAACACCAGCAAGGGGTGAGGAACCCAACCCGACATCACCCTTCAGGGCTTTAGCTATTCTTTCATCTTCAAGTCTAACATATACATCCTGTCCATTCTCTTTGACTGTGAATATAAAGGGGTCCAGATACGCTCTTTGATCTGTAGCCCTAACAACTTTCCCACCCCTTAGCTGTTCAGTCTTTGGTAGAGCTTTCAGTATAGTACCAAACTCTTTTGTTACAGCGGGGTCTGAACGTAGCAGTTCTAGAAATGATTGACCAACCTTATTGCGCTCACTTCGTGCAACGGCACCCATGTTCTGGGTTAGTGTTGTAGCCAAGATGTCTGTTGCGTAGTCGTATCGACCTGTGACACGCCTATCTTCTCGTCCTCTGGCACCGAATGGAGCGCCCATGCTAGGGCGGCTAGGATCGGTGGTCTCGTTGTCGGGATCAATCTTACCCCTCAATGGTACATAAGAATTGTAGTTTGACTTCTGTACTACAGTGCCGTCTTCAAGTTCTACTTGATTAAACTCAGCAGGTATTAGACCACCTTGAGTACGAGTGTTGTTGGTATCCCTGACTACATTTCTTACCGCACGATCCAAGGCACCAAGAGCCGCACTATTTTGGTTGTCCAAACGAGAGAACCAGATAAGGATTGCGTCCGCTTCAGCATCGCTCATTCCAGAGCCACTGTTATTGTCTGGGTTTATAGACCTGACGTATGCGTTACGTTCCTTCGCATGCTTGGCGTAAAGATATGCGTCACCTATTGTTTGGCGATCACTACCTGAAGTTTCAATAGCTTGACTTATAAATCCTCTACCACTCTCTGATGCTGCATCAGATACAGAACGAAGGTTATTCACTTGATCCTTGGTGATGTTCAAATTCTTTAGAGCTTCACGAGCGGTCTGATAGATTGTCTTCTCTCTTTTATCTATCTCGTTTCCGACAATGCCATGATACAACTCTTCCTTCAGATAAGTGTCCATAGCATCAACGATGGTAAGACCCTTCGCCTTCAGCTCTTGGATCATCCTACCTACAGGGAGCATGGAGTCTTGGAACTTAGTTAATATGCTGTCTGCTTGAGCTTGAGCCTTATCTTTACCTACAATTCTACCAAGACCTTTGGCTATGAAGTCAGAAGAACGAGCATAATTTATGTCCACTTCCTTCTGATTTATCTGACCTGCTATGGTGCTGTTGTTCAATGGAGGCGGCGCAACACTATAACGCCTGCGACCATCCACAACGGCGCGATCTTTTTTCTCAAGATCAGGAAAGAATGTTTGTATATCAAAGATGTAACCGCTTCCCAGCTTGCGTGGCTTCAATACCAGCTTCATGGGTGGAGCCTTGAAGGGAATATCATTCCTCCATTCAAGAACAATCCCACCCTGACTCGGATAGCTTATTACATTTTCCCCATCTTTATTTCCCTGTTTGTCCCATCTTTTCAATAGGTCATACATAGCGTTCAATACATTGTACTTGCCATTAGAGAACCGAAGAAGCTCACGATCATGACCGCGTTGCTGAATGTGGTACAGGCCACGCCCAACTTCAGTGGCACCTTCACGTTGTTCAATGCGTCTATGCTCACCCGCTGGTAGAACTATGGGTATTCTTGTGCCTCTACTGTCTATCATAGACCCGAACACAGGAGAGGATGAACCATTCTTATTCTTTACAGGAGCTGCAACTAATTGATCTGCATTGGATGGGCTGACTGAGAATTTGCGTTGTGTTGTTAAGTCTTGCCCAGAAAGAAGCTGTTCTATAGCGGATCGATCTACTGCGGGAAGCTCATCAGCAGTGGATGTTTGGTCAGTATCTTCATCTACTGCAGCCTCAACACTACCAGCCCTGCCTTCTTCCCATGTGAAGGATGGCATCAGACCTATCTTCTGATCGGCAAAGATAGTGTCTTCTATTTTAGCGGTTCTGTTTTGCTCGCCATATGGGCCGAAGTTAAGCCAGCTATTCTGACCTCTTGTCTCTGATGTTATGGCTGCAACGGCAGAGCCAGTAAACAAACGCACATGTGCTTGCCATGCATTCTCTTCCCCTGTGGCTCGGAAGCCAGACCCTTCAAGGCCGTGACCGAAAGCATCATGAACTGCACGGAACAAATCGTTTGCAACAACTTTTTTCTTTGGTCCATCTAGCGATCCAGACGGCCATTCTATTCCAGTATCCATCATCATTGGGTTGGATGATGTTTCTGTGTCTACCTCACCTGAACCATATCCCTCATCTGTAGGGAATACACCCATAGTCTTATTGGCACGAATATCCCTCATCGCATTGAAGGGGCTGGACAGGTATTCCACATTGTCTGGTATGTTCAGGTCAGTGAACCAGAACCTGTACCCCGCATTCTCCAACGCACGATACTGATCTATAGTTTGACTGACTAAATTTTCGTATGCCTCTCTGACTACTGGGTCTTCAGGTGCATGATCCATCTCTTCGTATGCTTGAGCTATGCGTGTCGCAAGGTCTACATTGGGAATAACAAACTCAGACTGTCTTCTTAGATCGATACCGTTATCAAGAGCATACTGCTCCGCTACCGCTACTAATTTTTCGTCTGGGCCTGTCGCGCCTTGGACTGTTGGCGCACCTTCAAGAGGCGCAAGGCTCCCTGACGAATCCCGTCCTCTTCCACTTCCTGACGGAACAGATCGGAAACTTGGGTCTGCGAGGAATCCAAGGCTGTATCTCCTGTCGATGGGAGAGTTTCCCCGCTGAGAGGCGTCTTGGAGTTCTCCAGTCCTCTCATCGCTCCTAAGAATTGATCCATTGGGCTTCGCATCTTCATACTCCCTTGCCGTTTCGTCTAATTTATTTCGGTTGACTTCTTTTCTTTCAAACCAAGGTATGTCAGCACGACCCGTAACCTTGAAGTCTCTGGGTATAATACCATTCTTTGGCTTCTTTATAAAGGCTTCAAACTCTTTCATTCTAGTGGGTGACATGTAGACAAACCCACCATCAGACAGTGGATACCGAACAACAGGTGCGTTCTGTCCGCGTATGTACGTCATACCTGAAGAGAATGTATCAGTCTTTCCCTCAGTAACGGAGGTGCCGATAGGAGACCCATTAATAATAGCCTGAAGGGTGCCGTGGTTTACAACCTGCTCACCCTCTATGACCCATGTTTCCCAGTGCCAACGCCCTAGACTTGCATCCTCTGGACGCCCAGCAAGTTCGTAAGCCTTTTGTACGTTCTTCCTCATACCATCTTCAAGAAGGCGTGTTGTTAATATGCCTCTCGGCCCACGGAAGATACCATTAAGACCTTCTTTGTTTGGCCCAATGCCATCGTATATATTGGCACCGCCGTACCTTCCATCATCCCACAAGTGCCGACCCTGAATACGATCCATCACAAGAACATCGTCCTTGCCACCAACCAATAGAATGAACGACAGAACCTTGTTGTCTATCCCAGCACTCTTAGTGCCTGACAAGAATGCTTCCCGAATATCAGAAGCAGATACGTTAGGATCAGTCATGCCCTCATGAATGACATCAATAACTGTTTGGTTAGAGTCACCGACCAACTGAGACATAGCCTTAACCAGTTTGGCTGCGGCATTTACATTCATAGTAACTTGTTTACCCGGTGAACCCTCTGGGATTACCGATGAAACAGTAGTCATCCATCTGTCAACGTCATCATCCGTCAGTGGTTCGCGCGTTGCTTTCTCAAGAATTGGGTAGGCACTGTCTATGATGTCAATGAATGCACCCTCTTGCTGCACTGGACCCGCGCCTCTAGAGAGGATGCCCCATACAAACAAGTCCATAGTCATGCGAGGAGATGACTCGCCGCTCTGATAGATTTCTCTTATCTGATCAACAAACTCAAAGCCCTCATCAACACCCCTCTTCAGTTCTGGCGTTAGCTGCTTCAGTTTATCTGCCATGGCCTGCGGGTTTTGGGAGTACTTAATGGCAACCAATGGTGGGGCGGGGATGTAATCACCACCCAAACCTTCTTGCATTGCCTTCATCCAACCCTCTACTGACATCATAGCGTCTGGGTTGTTCGCAATGATTTGTTCAATTGAACTATTATTTCTGTTGGAATTGGCTGGGGTATAGGCCTGAGTGATTGGGAGGACCGCTGGAGAGCCGTTACCCTGTATTAGCAGCTCGTATGGCAACTTATGCGCTCTCGCATCCTGTGGCGCTACAGGCAGCTTAGGGTCAAAGTTTCTTATTGACTGCCGACTTACATCTTCAGTTACTTCTGCATCGGGTTCAGGCAAACGATCACGCTTACCAAGGTTCCCTGTCTTCACATCATTAAATATATCTTCAACGCTGTTGATACCGACATCTTGGTTAGCCTTGAAAATAGACCTGAAGAAATTCTTGATGCGCTCAAACAGAGTTTTGGGACGACCAATAACTTTGATCTTGCCATCAGCATAATCACGGAACATCTCCGCTATAGCTTCTTCTTCTATAGATGCAGAGTTAAGACCCTTGCCTGCATACATTGCTGTCGCACGATCAAGGTAAGTATACTTTCTTTCGACTGGCTTGCCGTTTTTTATTTGTACATACTTGCGCTGCTTGACTGCACCAGTGAGAGATGACCACTCAGCATCAGAGAACAGTCCAAGACTTTTAAGAGCGTGGATAACCTCATGGTTCATGACGCCCTTCAATATATCAAACTGCTCTTGAGCTGACTTACTTGGGTCAGCAACCTCCATAGACAGAGATATTACCCTGTTGGAAGGAGTGTTATGAAATTTGTTGGCTGCTGTGAAGTCGAACACACCTTCTGCAAGTTCAGGGTTTTCTTGCTGAAGAAGTTCAGGGGCAACCAACCTTTCAGCAGTCAGCTTAACGTCTGGAAGATTTAGATTGTTCAGGCGCTTACGCAATGCATTGAATACTTGCTGTCGTTTGGCATCGAACGAATCTTTTCTTGTCGTATTGACCGCTCTGTTTGCAATCTCACGAGCCTTGTTAGCCAAGTATTGCTCAGAAGATACTTGAACTGGAGCGGACGGCTCTGTCAGTCTTGCCTGAGCTGCATCTCTTAAATACGTTTTGGTTTCTATGTCCGATTCAATTTCAGACAAAAGACCTTTGACCTCTTCGTTAAGGGCCACCTTCTTAGACTGCTTCTTCAGCTTTGCTAAGTTTTGTTTCTGTAACTTTATGTCACGATCATAGTTGCTTATGGACTGACGCAATGCATCTATTTGACCCTCAGTAGTCCCCGCTTGTTGAACCTCAGACGGCAATATGCTCCTTGGCTTTTCAGTTGATGGGATATTAACTGACTGAGGTCCGCTGTTTATCCTACCCTCTGTTTCAGCTATGACCGCTGTGCTTCAGAGATTTGATTCCTTACCTCTTGTGCTTCAGTAGTAAGTCTCAAGAACTTTGCTCTATCGTTCTCTTGATCCAATGCGCGTCGAGCGTCTAAATCAATCTTCTTGCTAAGTCCAACAAGACCAGTCTTCCTCTGAACAAAATCATTAGTTGATTCGCCCTTCTTCCTTTTGGCTGAACTATTGCCGTATATATCTTTGTTCAGATCGGACAGAGTACTTCTGTAAGAAGCGATCTCATCAGATACAGCTTCCACATCAGGCTCTATGTCATAGCCCTTTTGTGTTCTTCTCAGGATGCCACGGTTGACCATCTCATCTCGGATGTCTTTGGCAACTTGACGCGATACGTTCTTAACCCCCGTATCCCTCACTGCTTTCTGTATAGCTGGTTCAGTGTATTTCTTACGAGACTTTATCTCCTCCACGGCACGATCATATTGATCCTGTGTGAATGTCTTATTCTCTACAGGTTGGAACCTAGATGTCCCGCCAGACACAGGTTTCTGTTTGGTGGCTTCTCTGGTTGCCGCCCCTTCACCTACGATACGGCGTATCTCATCAAGTGACGCAGGTTGCTGTTCATCCAGACCTTGAATCTTGCGGGTGTTCTGTATGATCTGGCGCTCTCCCAAAGGAAGCTCAGACATAGGCACTGAGTTGAAGGGTAGCGTTGCTTCACGAGCGGCTTTACCTAAAGTTACTATCTCTTGTTCAGGAGTTAGTCTGTCATTTTCTTCAGGACTAGGCGCAGGTAGTGCCAACATTTCCTGTGGCTCCACCTCTATTGTGGGTTCAACAGTAATGTCTTCGTTTTCACGCAGCTCTGATTCGTTTATTCTGGCTATGGTTTCTTGAGTTCTTGCACTCTCTTCTTCAAAATCTTCCTGAAGTTCCGCAAACTTTTCCTGTTCTTCCTGAGCCGCTTTCTCCTTGCGTATGTCTCCACCTATTACATTGGTAGTACCTCTTACAGTACCACCAGTAATACCTGCAGCTATCGCAACGTCCTCATAGACCTTCATGGCCTCGGCGTCATCAATAGGTAGGCCAGCTTGATATCTGTTTATAACCTCTTGGCCTATCTCTGTAGGAACTTCAGCGACAGTACCTGCGCCCACGCCTTTGGCAGCGCGGGTGAAAACACCACCAGACCGAATGACCGCTGGGTTCAGTACTTTACCGATCAGCAACCTGTCCACAATAGAGTCAAGTGCCGCCTGTGGTAACGCTGACAGAAAGGCTGTGCCTTCGTTCATCTCTGTGCGAAGGCCACGATCAATCGCTTCCTTCTGCGCCTCACGGTTATCACCATAGAAGTAAGGAATGTTCGCAGCAAAGCCACCTATCAAGGCACCCGCTACCCTAGCACCGGGTATTGGTATAGGCGCTGCAACTGCGGCACCCGCTGCCGCACCACCTAGACTTACACCAAGCTGTGGTACTTGCTGACCAAGTGTCTCGAAAAAGAAAGAAGCAGTTTCACCAACAGTGTCTATGTCTTCACGCTTTGTTAGTGCCTGTGCCTTCTCTGCTATCTGCTGTTCATTGGTCTCTACTACAGAACTACCGAAGTCTTGAAGACCCTGCAGGCCAGAGATGGAGCCTATGCCCTCTAGAGTGGACCCGTATGCTTTCTGAAGAGCGTCAAATCCAAGACCAACCGCTGTACCAAATCCACCTTTCGGTTCTGGTTCTACAGCCTCTTCCACCTGATCTTGTTGAGATGGCGCGTAACGACCCTCTGTGCGTTGAGCAATTAAAGCCTCTTGCTGTCCTACGAATTGATTTATACGAGATTGCTCTTCAGGACTTGGAGTGTCGCCCGAAATATTTACGCTGTAAAACTGTCCAAACTGCGGTCCTTTTACGGATATAATACCCATAATGCACTCCTAATTTATTGAGTTGCGTCGAACTGAGCGCCGCCACCGCCTATTGATATCCTTTGAAGCGTAGCAAGTCTCTCCCGTGCTGTATCAATATCACCTATCAATTTTTCCGGTATTTGCTCTATTACTCTGTCAGTTGTTCCAAGGCCGGGATCACCCGGAACAACTCTTCTATAAGATCGTGCCTCTGTCATTAGACTGTTTAATTCTGCTTGAGCGTTATCTATCATTGTGTTCAGTGCCTTGCTGCCGCCAGTAGTTGACTTGGCTGCCCTAGAAGCATCCAAAGACTTGGCTGATTGTATCTTCTGCTGCATACCAAGCAAGCTCATGATGTCGGAGTCATAGGCTTTGCGGGACTTCTGTAAAGCACCAACCCCTGCAAGACCTGCTTCGCCCAACGCACCACCAAATGTTGGATTCTTGGAAGCCATAAGAGCCATACCTGTTTGAGCCAGCGCCATCCACTTATCAGCCTCGGCACTGCTCTCACGATCCGAAAGCATTTTGGCTATGCGAGATTCTATAGAGCCGTATGCTCCACCAGACGAAGTACTTGATCCGCCTGCATCTTGATCATCAGAGACTACAGGTTTTAATGAGGTTATCCCCCCACCATCTTCTGCGGCTTTTCTTCTTTTCTCAGCTTCAGAGGTTGGAATTACTTCGTCTTGAATGACTAAGTTAGGTTCGCCATCAGTGGCATCTTCAACGTCCGCCGCTGTTGCGTCGAATGCTTGAAACTCAGAACGACGAGGTGTTGTGGATGGCACAATGTCTTGAAGTGCTATTGATGTTTCTTTAGAAGTTTGGGCCTCAATCAATTGATTGTTTGCCTGCGCCAACTGAGCTACAGCCTGTGGGTCGCCGGGGTTTAATCTTAAATATTCCTCAAGACTAGTAATAGTATCTTGAGCGTTAGATATATCAGATGGATTGTAAAGAGAAGCCGCGTATGCCGCATCAGAACGACCTTGCCCAAGAGTCCCCCGCATAATGCTGTCCATATAGAGATCATCTCGACCAGTGCTGATATCGCTTTGCGTTTGCAAACCACTAATTTCGTTCAATCTGAGTTGATTTATAGCGAAATCATCCCCTTCATCTGCGAGTTTATTAAGTGTAGCTATTGGTAGACTGCTATAATCAATACTTGTATCTGCTGCTATGACGCTCTCGGGTTTATCGGCACCTCCACTTGTGGAACTTGGCGTAGGGTCTAACTCACTGTCTCGATCCACTGCTTTCGAGCCTACACCAAAAAAGGCACCTAAATCGCCAGCTTCAGCCGCTGCGTTTCTTGCAGCGTCCTCGGAACGAATCTCGTTAATCCGATCCACAAGAGGATCAAACATTCCGAACGATGCAATACCTTGCGCCCTAGGTCTTTGGTCTGTTGCGTCATATGCTTCAGGGTTAGGTGCCAAAAGCTCTTCCGCAGTTAGCCTACCTGCGTTTTCAGATGCCATCTCACGATTACGCAGAGCCATTTCGTTGGCAAGGTCTGTTGCCGTTTGAGACGGCATACCCTCACGGGAAACGGCTTCGTCAATTCTATTCATAATAGGATCAATGGCCGAAGTTCCGATAACATTAGAGTCAAGACCCGTACCAGCCAAAGCATTTTCAAGCGGGTTATTCGAGTACACACTGCTACGCAACTGATCTAAAGTGGATAGTGGTTCAGCGGGTGAAGTCTGTCTATTAAATGCTGCGTCTGGTTCTACTGAAAGCTCATTCAGAATTTGAGGCGAAAGTGATAATTCAGGGCGAGTAAACTCACCAGAGTTAGGCATGAAATCAGCAGTTTGAGGGGATACTGACGCTAAACCTTGCGGACCTTCATCAAAGTTCATTGCGCTAAACAGTTGCGGATTTGAAGGAGGGTCTCTTGTATCCATATATGACTTATAATTTAAAAACATCTCACGAGCTTGAGGTGAGTCATTAAGACTGTTTTCGTTAAGGTAAGTATTATAAGTATATTCAATATTAGAACCGAATCCAGAACCCACATCAGACCCAGTCGTGGGTGACCCACTCATTAAAGACTCAGCCTTTTGTTGCACTTCCGTCCCGTATGATCCAGAG